ATACCTAAATTTTTTTCTCATATAATTACAAAGACTGTTTATATATTCATTAAAATCTGCATAGTCTTCTTTATTAGGTTTAGTTCCTGAATTATCTATTAAAGTAGGATCATCATAACCCTCTTGAACAGATTTATTGTACCTAATAAGAAACTCTTTAGTAACCACGCATAGCCTTTCCGTAGCCCTTTACCTTGCCACCCATACGGCGCTTTACTTTCCCGCCATATTTTTTAGGATCAAACGCTTCTAGCAAGGGATTAAAAGCATCTCCAGAACCTTCGTACTGTTCATCTGATCTTTTAACACCACTAACTTTTTTCTCAGGATCAGCTTTTCTTCCCATATCTCTGGCAACTTCACTTGCTGGTGGTGCAAACTTACCTGTAGTCATAAGCTTACGTTTACCATCTCTACCTACAACCATCTTAGCTTGACCAGTTTTAATAAGTTCTCTTAAACGTCTTTTGGAATAATTTTTAATTTTAGGATCAAGCTGTGCTTTAGAGGGAAGTACCTCACTTCCACCAGCAGTTAGTTTTATACGGGGAGGATCGCTAGGACCAAAGTCAGCATCATCCTTTTTCTGTTGTTTTATAAGAGCAGAAAGTTGACGTTGTTCTTTTGGAGTGCGTTTAACTTCTGGTTTAGATTCAGGTGTACGTGCTTTAAGCTTTGCCTCTAACTCAGAAGGAGATAGTTTTTTTATCTCTTTAATTGACATTCCTAAAGCTTGGGCAGCATTTTTTTGACGATCTGTTGCAGGAGCAGGACCACGGCGTTTACGTTTACGTCCACCTTTATTTGCTTTTTTAGATATAGTTTTTACTACAGCTTTTGAAGCCTTAGAACTTGCACTCATATTATGATCCCTTCATTTCTGCACGACGACCACGAATAGCTGCACGTTTGCCCTTTCTATTTTTTACTTTAGGCATTGCCTTGCCACCATACTTCTGATCAAACTCTTCAAAGGCCATACCTTCATCAGTACTGTCTACAGTTATAAGACCAAAAGGAGTTCTAACTTTTGTCTTTCTTTGTCCTAAATCTTCAAAGTATTCACTAATACTTTCACCGCCCATGCTTCCCCTAGATTTTCCACGGCCACCGCTAGAAATTTTTGCAGCAGGTTTAGGAGATGCTTGTTGAGATGCTGCACCAACATCAGGAGTTGTCTGTTGTAAGTTAGCATCAAACATCATTGCTGGAGCTACAGTTGCTTTTTTTCTTTTAACTGGTTTCTTTCTTACAGCGCCTTTAGGAATAAGCTTATCCCTATCTGCTGCTTTTTTCATAGCAGTAGAAAGTAAACGTGATACTCCTGTTTTTGATCTGGGAAGAGTAACATCACTTGTCTTTACATTTAATTTTTTAGGAACAGGTTTCTTTGCTGCTTTTTTCTCTGCTGCTTTTTTCTCTGCTGCTTTTTTCTCTGCTTCTTTTCTCATACGTAAGCGTGATACTCCTGTTTTAGATTTAGGAAGAGTAACATCACTTGTATCTACATTTAATTTCTTACCTTTAAGTCTACGTTCAAGAAGATCAATCCTAAGATCAACACTAGTTTTTCTATTAGGATTTTTGAATTCTTTCTTACGCTTTCGTAAGTCTGAAATTTCTTTTAGTATTTCTTCTCTTGTAGCCATAGCTTAATCCTCAACTTTAAAAGCTTTGCCCTGAGTGTAGTCTTCATCAACTACAACATCTTGCGGCGGTCCTTTTACTTGTGGTCCTTTACGTGCAGCACCATAGCCTTGACCCGTAGGACGACCTACAATTTCATCAAGGTTATGTGGCCGTTTGATTAATGTATGTGGTCCCATCTAACTTCTCCTTTTTTTACCTTTAGCTGCCATTGCAGCCATTTTCTTTTTACCATACTTCTTACGGCCTATATAAGCTGCAAGTGCTTTTGGATTCTTAGCTCCTCTTTTAGAAAGCTTAGTAGTTAATGCTTTAAATCTTTTACCACTACCAAGTTTAGGTTTTCGCTTAGAAGGAGGTTTCATAATTTGTTTTCGTATGCTAGAGCGATTTATCATAGCAAGATTTTACAAGATTATCTCCAGACATCTTAGATGTAATAGCTTTACCGCCATGACCTTTTTTATATACTTTACCACCGCCCATTTTCTTTTTAGATTGCTTCTTTGCAGAAAGTTCTTTTGGAACAGAAGTATAATCTTCCATCATGCTTTCGCTAACCTTCTTTCCTTTTTTAGCGTAACCCATTCTATTACGAACAGGTGTGGGAAGTTTAGCAAGGCCGGGGTTCTTAGTTTTATCTACAGCTTTCATTGTCATTCCTCCACCCATACGTCTTATTAAATTTTTCTTTCCCATATCTGCTAATTTATTTTTTTGTATTTGAACTTTCTCAGTTATTTCAGAAACTTTTGAAGAAAAGGTCTTTTTTTGTTGGGCATTAGAAGCAGCCTTTAAAAAAGCTTTTGCTTGTTTTAAATCCTTTTTAAGTTTTTTTAATCTTTTTTCTGTAGCTTTATATTCTTTACTTATACCTTTACTACGGCTTGACAGTCCACCACGTTCTAGTCTTGCTTTATTTTCTTTTGAAAGATTATCAGGATCAGTTCCTCTTAATGCTTTCATATCTGTTGCGCCAGCAGGAGTTCCTAAATCTTTAGCTTCTTGTCCGATATTTTTACGAACTTGATCTTCTCCTTTATTACGAGCATCTTCAGCAGACCTTTGCTCAGAACCTACAGCTCTTCTTTTAGAGGAACGCTCAAGAGCTTTAGTATCTTCTGGTTTAATTCTAGGGCCTCTTCGTCTTCCAACTGGTTTAGGTTTTGTAGCTGAACGTGCTAATTTACTTCCTGCTTTTGCTAACATTGACATTATGAATTCCCCTGTATAATTGTATTAGGACCGCCAGCAGGAGAAGCAGCAACTGCCATGTCATCCTGTCTAGTACGTCTTGCTTGATTGCGAAGTTGATCTACTGCTGTTTGATACTGTTGCTGCCAGACAGGAAGAGTATTCCAATCTTTCATATACATCGTAGCTTCTACCATGCATCCAGCAAAGAGAGCATCATAGCAATACTCACTAAAGTAGTTTGTGGTTGTTACGCTGGTTCCCGTAGCAGAAGCAAGGGCAAGCGGCTGTGACTGTGATTCTATTTCTACTGTAAGTACAGAAACTGGGGTAGGAACAATCTTAATACTTGAATTGTTTTTGCGTGTATAGTACCGGGGTGTCCCGGTGGAAGCACTTACAGGCCAGTAATCATTTACATACTCTGTTGTTCTCTGCAAGAGATTAGTAACAGAGGTGCCGTTGCTCACAACAAAATTAACATTGCGTACAACTAAAGCTCTGTCATTTAAAGGAATAGCCCCTGCGTTTCCGCCAGAGACTGATACCGTATTATATTCATTAAGACCTGAATCATCTAAATCTTTAATGAGTCTAAATTCTGTTTTCTTGACAAAAGCAGATACCTGCGTAGAAAACTCCGTAGAGTCATTCTCCGTTGTATTAACCAAATCTGTTTTTAAGTAAGCAAAGTTAGGCATGATTAGCCAAGCATAGCAGTTAGAACACAACCATCGGTAGGACCAGAAACACTGACCACACCGTACACCGCAACACCCATGTCTCCGATATAAATATCTGAAGCTTCGTTGGCTGCTACTTGAAATTTAATAGCTGTACCTTCAGCAGTCTTGTTTGTAATCTGACGTTGACCTTTAATAGAATAAGAACCAGCCGCTGTTGCCAAAGCATGAATAGCCATGATGCGAGTAGTGCTGGGAATATTACCATCGGCAGTACCGTTGCTTCCTACAGTTGTGTCATCCTCTACATATGTAAGAACAGCATCACCAGTAGCTATCGCAACTTTAATATTTGTAGGCATGTAATTCTCCTTTAAGAATGAAGAGAGAGTGGCCGAAGCCACCCTCCCTCATTTGCTTATTAACCAGCACTACCGTACCAGCCACGCCAATCGGAAACACCGAAGCTATAACGCTCCCGTGCCTTGAACCGAAGGTTGCCGGTATCGAAGTCTGGCTCCATCTTGGTCTGAAGCGGTGAGCGAACGAACATTTTGGTTCCGTTCGGCACATCCGTTTTAACAAACCATGCATCCGTATCAGTGAAGCGACGGTTAATGAAGAAACCTTCAGGAACCATGCCCATGTGACGGGTAGCATTGATGGCGTTGTTGTTTGGATTAGCCTGTGCAGCACTCGTCTGAGTGTTACCGGGGCTAGACAACACACGATCTGCAACCGCCCAGTAATCAACCGGGATGTGCAGCGAAACAGCACTTGCACCAACCAGAATACCACGATCATCTTTGGTCTTCTGAATGGCCGTCAGGGCCGTTTCAAGAGTTGCTTCCGACAGGTCAGCCGCACCAAGAAGGTTAGACTGAAGACCATCAGAAATAGTCGGATGGGAAGCCGAGAAGAACGCAGCACCATCACCAATGGTATCAGAGAAACCATTGTTGTAGATGTTAGCGGCCTTTACCTGCTTGGTGTTTGCCATCGCACGGGCAAGACCTCTGGCACGAAGCTTCGCAAACGTGTCATACAGGTTGTCTTCCATAGCTTCTTCGGTGACTGCAAAAGCAAGCGCAACGGTTTCCGCCGTATAACGGGCCGTGTAGCTTTCCTGTGCGTCATCATAAGAAACCGCAGCACCCTCGCCTTTG